TATTGTTCTTATTCTNGGTTAGTTTTCATCTTTTTAATGTCTTATTGAGTTGTTTTTTAAAATATTTGCATACCGCTTCTGTTCCTAGAGTTCCAAACAAACTAGCTAATCCAATGACTGCTAGAGTTGGTACTGAAGCCCACATCAAAACTGCTCCTGCCATAAGAGACGTAAAGCCATTTAAAATAGCTTTAGCCCCAATAACTTTCCATGAGTCTTGATCTTGAGTAGCAACTGACTTTGCCAGGTATATAGCAAAGCCAATCGCGAATAGAAATACGGTGAGGAAGATGTCACCTGATTTCATTGTATTAAGCTAACTTAGTTGGATGTCTTGCTACAGCTTCTAAAAATACTTCTGTAATTTCTTCGTCTGTTAATGCTTTGGAATAAATACCAAATTCTGCATAGGTTAAGTTAGTTCCTGCTGTTGAGCTACTATAACTACCCTGTCCAATTCCAATCGGTTGAATCTTATGAGAGCCTAAAGTACGATTAGTTGTTTGAACTATTTTAGAGTTTGTATTAGCTGCTTTTATATATCCATTAGCTGTTACAGCCTTCTTAGGATCTCTTATTACAAGTGCGCCAAAATACCAAGTATCTTCAGCTAATATTCCTCCTGCTGCGCTAGAACTAGCACCGCCAATACCTGTATAAAAATTATTATTTGCACCTAAAAATAAAGAAGCCCCTGATGTATATGATGTACTCAACTGATCTCCGAATAACATACGGATAGTTGAACCTTCTAAAGCTCCAAATTTAAATACACCAAACAGCGTATAGCCTTCAGTAAAAGCATGATTGAATAAAGTTGTGTCTATTCCTTTATATACAATTGATTTTAAAGACAATGAACCATCTTCATTGTAAGTAACATTTGATGGATCTCTAGCATTCAAAACTAGAGCTTTATTGTTTGTTGCTTCTAAAGGAGTTGCAGAACCGAAGTTCCACAATCCTAAAAGCATGTCATTTTTTTTGTCTAAAGCATTTACTTCATAGCTTTGTATTTGAGCTACACCTGTAGCTGCATTAATTGGTAATACTGTAAATAAACTCATTCTATTAAATCTCCAATTTTTGTACTTTTAATTCAAAATGTGGAGCGATATAGAACATTGGTTTATCTTCCCCATTTATTGTTATTGTTTCTGTTGTTGAATCACAAATATTCCCACTACCACCGTTCAGGATAGTTAAGCCTGTACCTAAATAATCCAGACCATAACGAACTTTTAACTCACCTGTTGGTGTGCTGTATAACTCTAGCTCTGCATATTCGTTGTTGGTGCGTACTTGCTTAATAGCGACTTCTTGACCATTCGCTGTAACTTTAAAGCCAAAGTTTGTAGTAGGAGCTAAGGTAGTTGTATCTATACGAAGTGGTAATTGTGGTACATCAAATTTAACTTTGATGACAGCTCCTTTAACGGTTGCTGAGAGTACCTTCAAGCTTCTTGGCTCAATATTGTCATGCACTAGCTCCTTATATGCTCGACCATAATAAGCTCCCATCCACTTGTAGCCGATGCTTGTTAAGTGAACTTTATCTCCTGCATGATGTGGGAAAATATAAGTAGGTGTAACTAGATGTACCTTAGCATTTTCATTTGCTACATCGTATTGAGCTTGTGCAATTTGTGGATTAGATATAGCTCTGTAAGACATTTGATATGTCAATAAATGTATTGGACTTGCTTGTCCTGTAATCGCCTTAACATCTGTTTCTACATCTACTTGTAGTTTGTTTAAAGCAGTCTTATAAGAAGCATAATCCAAGTTATTTGCTGCATCTTGTTCACCTTGAACCCAAGCCATGACAGGCAATGAATAACTAGCTCCTACTAATTCTTTAGCTCTATTAACATGGTTAATAAAAATTGATGAATACCAACTAGAACCTTTCGATAAAGCAGCAATTGTAGTACCACCTCTTCCTGCTGTGCTTGAAAAGATAATGTTGTTTGATGGATCTATACCATTATCTCTATAGGCAAGCATAGTTGCTGTATTTGCAGCTCCACTACAAGGCGTTTCACCTCTGTTTGTACCACCATCGGGAGCAGGAGAAACTGCATCTTCAACTAATGGTTTTGTACCTGTAGCTGTAGATCCATTCATCTTCGGTCCTGTGTCAAAGGTAATGTTTTGATAAGGCTGAGTTGAAGATAAGATAGTTGTAGCTGTAGCTCCTACTGACAAAGATTGACCATAGAATAAGAAATGTTTGATACCACTTTCTTTTACTCTTAAACTTTCGCTTAAAACTTTAGTTTTACTTTGTTCAATATTAGTAGTTGAGCTACCTGAACTGCTTGTAAAGTTACCGACTACTTCACCTGTATTTTTATTAACACCTAACAGAACTTTGTATTCTTTATCTGTAAGAATTGGAATGATTGTTCCTGATCCTGTGTATTCAACCATGCCCTTTTTAGCGTCTCGTTGCTTAGTGTTTTGATCTGAGATAATCCCTACAATACTGTCATTACTTACTGCTTGAATGATTTTTTCATAAACATTATCACTGTCTAAAATAGGCTTCCAACTTCTCCAAACATAGTTGACACAATATCTTTCTATGGCTGTTCCTAGACCTGTTCTAAACACCTGATGAGCATAACGTGGTATGCCATTTTGGACTGCTTTGTTCATTATGGTATTAATCAAAGCACCTGTTAGTTGATACTCTGAAGGCAGATTCAGCATTGTTTGTGCTGAAGGCTGAGATGCAGTAAAGAATACACCTTCACTTGTAATTTTATTGAAGTCTGTACCATCTAATAGAATCTGTGCATTAAAATTAGGATTAGCATTAGCCCAAGTTTTAATTGCATCTTCAGGACTATAACCCTTAACCCATGTTGTACCGTTATGTCTGTAGTCACCTGAATTAACTCCATCGTTCATAACTTTAGCAACTTGCCCTACTGTTCCAGTAACAGTTAAAAGTTCAGCTAAAGTGTCTTTTGATGTTAGATAACCACCTGAAATGCTTTGTGCCAATGTACGGATTGAGTTCTCTGCTGCTACAGCTCTTGAAGTCTCCGCATTAAGAGCTGAAGTCAAACGACTCTCCTCAGTCATGGCTCTAGTTTTTTCTGTATCTGTATAATCTTTAGCAGTCACTAAGTTTATATCTACTTTGCCACTTAATGCGTTCAAGGCATCTAATAGTTCAGCTTGAGCCTGTTTTAACCCTCTGTTTGTTACACGTTGGCTTACACCCTCTTCTGTAATCACTACATTATCTGTGATCCCATCAAACAGATTAGGTACTGACATAGCCCCAATTGCATCCATATAGGATTTAAGAGCATTGAATAAGTTACCTTCCCTAGCTTGAGCTAACGCATCCCATTCTGTGTCGTGTGTACGTCTCCACTCAATTTCATCTTTGATACGAGCTAGGATTTCTGCATCTGTAATCTTATCTTCTTGAAGTACGTGCCAAATACGATCCAGGTCATAGTTCAATGTCTCAGGTCGGAAGCTGTTGTCATATGTTTGATAGTTAATAGAACGATCTAGGCTTGTTACACGTTCAATTACTATTTCAGCACCATCTACAGGAGCAGCATTGAATACAACTGCTTTGGTTAAAGCGTCATAGCTATAGTCATTAACAGATACCACTGATCCATTAACTGTTACTTTAATATTGTCTTTTCCTTCAACTGCAAAGCTAATTGCAAAAACTGTTGTTTCTCCATTGGCTGTAAAGTGCTGAATAGGATTAGTATTTTCTACTGTCATTATTATTTTTATTCCTAATTAGGTTTTATTTTTATTGTTTGTTAGCTCAACTAATAGAGCTATTAAAAGTCAAGTTTCATCTCTGTATATTGATTTGAAGCTTGCCAATTATTGTTGTTGTCGTATTTTGGATAATGATTCAGACTGCCAATACGAATAGGCTCTGCTGATATAGCTCCTGCCAAACTATCTACATAGTCATCCTTGTTATTTGTCACTGAAGGATCAAATAAACGCATCTCTTTGACTTGAGGACTGTCCTGTCCATTCACTTGTAAAACAGATATGTGAGCGTGTAAGTAGCCACTTAATAACGGAGCTTCTAGTGTTGCTAGGATACGTTTGTTCTTGTTCTGAGATTCATGTAGCTCACGTACACCACAATGGATATTGCGTCTCTTGAATACCGATCTAAGAATTGAAGGTACATGACCACCTATTCCATTTGTCTNTACGATGATATTAGGCAACTTAAACTCTTCTACGATGTCCGCTAATTGATAAGCTTGACCACCTACAATCTGTCCTTTGTCATCTGTTACTGCTATTTCACCTGTTAAAGCTACTGATCTATGCCAGTACAGTTTTCCGTTCTCATCTTGTAGAACTAGAGCAACTGCTGATACATCTGATTTAGTTTTACCGCTACTAGGATCTAGTTTTAGAGTTGCAGATACAATTCTCTTGTCTCCTAAGAGCATCTGAGTCTGTCCATTGGCTTTATGCCAAGTCACTTCTTCTGAATAAGGTATGAGTCTGTCAGGATCTAATCTGATCTCACCTACAGGCTTAGCATGGAGCTGATATTGGCTATCCCATTCATTGACTGTATTACATTGCTTTCTACGATCTTCCATCACTTCAGGAGTGAATCTGTCAGCCCAAAGCGCATCTGCATATACATCTATCAAACCATGTTTAGCTGTTAGTTTGATTAAGTAGTCATGTTCTCTCTTCTCTACTTTGTAATCATCATATTCATTCAATAGTTTGGCTTGTGTACCAATACCACTAAACAGATATTCAGGTTTAAATGTCGTTGAGACTTCTAGCTCTCCTGAAGTAAATCGAGCTTCTTCTTGGAACATACGAAGGATTAAGCAGTTAGCTCCTGATTCTTGGATCTGTGTATATAAGCTGTCAAAGCTATGTGGAGTACCAATAAATAGGCGTTGTGATCCAGGTACTAGAATATGGACCTGTTCTGATAATCTGTATCTAAGCTTTTCCCTAGATTCAGGAGTTGCTGTAGTAGTTGGTGTTTCTACGTCATCATTTTGAATGAAGGTAGAACGTGCGCCTGTTACGTTGGATAAGATACCTCTAGCATGTAAGTTGCCATGCTTAACGTCTGAAGAGCCTTGTATCCACCACTTTTGAGTTTCGCCCTTAGATTTCTGTTTATTCCAAGTTAAGGGATGTTTTTCTAATACTTGTTGAGTTCCACGACTACATTTATAAGCATCGGGATCTGTCGCTCCTTGATGGAGTATTAATTCATCTGCATTCTTATAAAGTCTGTATGCGTTATATACATCTAATATGGTGGACTTGGCATGACCACGAGGAAGCATTAACAAACCTAAGTTGCCAAAGTCTTCTAACCATTCACAAACTGTTAAATGAAAGTCTGGGATCTGCCATCCATTGACTAGACCCCACATCAAATAGAACTCTACAAAGTTAGCTTTACTTGCCTTCTTTGCCATCCTTTTTATTTACCTTTTTACGTTTAGTCAGCTCTTTACGAACTGATAGAAGTAGCTTCTCAGCTTCAGCTTCTTTTTGTTTTTCTTCTTCTTCTGTTGTTGTGATGTTTTGAATCTTGTTACGGTTTTCAAGTAGCTGTTCGATACGTGCAGCTATAGCTAATGTTTGGTTAGCAGACTTGTAGAGCCAGAAAGCATCTCCACGCCCTACCTTCGTTTCTTTATCACAATTGTTAGCACGTTCAACAAGATCAACTGTGTCTAGTATGGCTATATCCTGAATACGGCTTAGCTCTGATTTATATTCTTCTATTTTGCTCATTTTTATTGTTAAATTGATTTTTAAATTCTTATTATTTAATGTCTTATATTATGGTTAGAAAGTATGAAAACTTTGACTTAGGTTTACTTTATGGTAAGTCAGCAGGCATGTGTAACTACTGTAAAATACCTGTATTTCAACCTACAGATGATGGTTTAGACTATGTAAATGTGGGAGAAATAGCTCATAACCTACCTCATTCCCCAAATGGTCCAAGAGGGCAAGAAGTTGCTGATATAAGAAAAATTGATAAATATATTCCAGATAATACCTATAAAAATCTCATTCTTTTATGCAGAAACGATCATAGGAGGGTTGATCATGACAAATCTTATGATTCTTTTAAAGTTCAACAGCTTAAATCAGCACATGAAGAGTGGGTCTATAACGTATTTCAGGAATCAGTATATAGTTCAGACTATCTAGTAATAAAGTCATTACTAGACGTTATAGATATACAGGGTGTTTATAAGGCTTTGGAATGGAGTCCTAGCTATATTGCAGAAGAAATTTTTCAGTTAACACATTTTTCTGAATATCTTCTTAGATATGAACCTTTAAAATATCCTTTTACCAATATCATACTTCAAGAAGCTACTGATAATGTTCTACGAAATTGGTCTGATCTTAAACTATATTTGAGTGATCCATACTTTTATACACTTTTACCTGCAAATAAAGAGTTTAAAAACAACCTTATCTCAAATGAACAGTTTGCTGAATTAAAACTTATTTGTTTAAGACTCCAAAAAAGTCTACATGAATGGTTAGCGATAGTCCGATATCTTGATTAGTCAATCATATTAATATCAGGTGTACGGATCTCTTGATTATCTAGATCCCACCAGTAGCTGATGTTGTAGGTTTGATTCCTGTCTACGTTGCTTACGTTCTCTGTAGCCTTCATCGAATAGCTCCTGCATCTCTGCAATCACTAAACGGTCAAATACGAGTCTCGAATACCATAAATTTTGGAAAGGTATGTTGTTCTTAACTGTATTTACAGCTTCAGCTCCATAGCTTGACTCTCGTTCTGATAGATAAGCTGTTCCTGCCCCTGATACCATTGTTCCTACTGACATTACATCTTTAAAGGCAGCAGGAATAACAAAGTCTTTCACACTACGTTCTGTAGGATCTGAAGTAGCTGAAATTGCATCAGCCAAGAAGCTAGCCGATCCGCCTTTCACAATAGCTTTCATATAGAAGTCTAATGTGGTCGGACCATCTAAATCTTTACCTTGTGTCAGGTTTTGGATCTGAGCAACAAGCCCACCCATAACTGTTGTATAGGCAAATAGCTTTGCAAAATATACAAACTTTTCTTGTGGTGTACCTTGAGCCATACCTCTAGTCCATTGACGCATGATCATAGCAAGCGGAAATTGTTTGAACTGCCAAAANNAGCGAGTAAGTTCATTCGTTACTGTTCCACGTTCACGACCTAAGCCCATGAAGGCACTTTCTCTAGCTCCTACAGAGAGAACCGCAGAATCAGATTCAGTATAAATATAGTTCATATACTTGTTAGCTAACTGCTCTTTTAATCTAAAAGCATGGTCAGCAAGTTCTTGAGCTGTATAGCCTGTCTTGTCAAAGTTGTAATGAGCTAAGATTGCATCATCTGAAGCATTGAATATGTCTTTATTGGTGACTAGCTTTTCTCCTGTTGGAGCTTCAGTTNTTCTNGATCTGTTGTAGTAGTTTCCAGTCTTCTTGTTTGATACCACCACCTTCTAGCATCTTTTTATCTTTAGGTCCTAACTGATCCCATGCTTTAGTTGAGTTCAGATTAGATACATGATGCATAAGACTGACACCAAATGCTCTCTTAGCCGATGCTGTGATGTGGTTTAAGCCTGAAGCTCTGATCACGGCATTGGCTATCTTTCTAGTTTTGGTATTAGCAGAAGCAAGTTTAGTTGAAGCTGAAGCTAAATCGTCATCTCCAAACCTTACAAGGGCATTGGTCAACTCCCTTACACCGAGTCCGATAGAGATAGCAAACTCTCTATCTTCTTTATTTTTAAACTGCTTTATATGTTTGCCAAAGACTTTTGTATAAGCGATACCATGCATCTCTGAAGCTAACTTCATAGTAGCCTGATCTGAAAATGCAGTAATAAATGCACTACCCATCTTACTTGCCACTGTCCATGATCTGAGCATACCGCCTACTTGAGCTAAGTTGCTGTCGATTGGAAGAGCTTGTCCTGCTAATTCGTCATAGTGCTTATTTATAAGAGCTGCTTGTTTCTGTATCTTACGATGCTCTTTAACGTACTTTGGATCTTGCATCATCTTATTGAGCAAGTCATGTCCTAGTTGTTTGACCAGTTTTTCAGGATTAGATCCAAAGGTCTGCATCATACCTATTTCTGTACTCATTCTACGAACATGGTTACTGAGCAAGTCATGGAAATTTACTTCTCCAAAGTCTTCTTGATACTTCACCCATGCATCCGCATCTTTAAAATGGACCTCACGATGATGTTGATGAAGAGCTTGCATGTTCATCCCAACTGGAAGATCTGTTTCTGATTGAACAGCATGAGCCTGTACAGAAGCCTTGTTATGTCCTTCCGAACTAATTGTCGAGTAAACCGCTTTTAATACTTCTTTAACTTCAGCATCATTCATAAGCTTGCCTGTTGCTTCATGTCTGTATTTAGATCGGTCTACCAATGGAAACGTATAATTCACCCATCCATCTTGACCTTTACTGATGACTTTATAGTGACTATGAGATTGAGGAATACCATAATTAGCAAGCTTCTTAATATCACCGCCATAACGGTTATAGTGGAGTCTGAGCTGTTCTAATGTGTCTTGTACTGACTTAGCGAGTCCTGCTATTTCTGCATCACCTGAAGGCTTACCAAAGATCTCTTTAACTAAAAGTTTTACTTTATCTGCATCTATCAGATAGCCTAAGCCTTTTTGAGTTTTAGTAAATACATCTGCCAAAGCTCCCATATATCGGACTTCAATCGCTTGTATGTTGTGTTCAACTGATTGAATACCTGATTGATCAGTATGCATTACTAGCTTTCTATTTAATGCTTCTAATGGATTGAGCTTTGAATGAGAAGTCAGTTCTAGCTCTAAAGCTTCTCTAATTTCAAGATCATTGATTAGATTGGTTACTTCTTTGATGTGCTGATCTGTATAGTTCTTGATTGCTCGATCTGCAATCGCTTCAGCACGTTCTTCATCTGACATGCTCTTCCAGGCTTTGATGTCTTCTTGTGGAAGTTCACGGCTTGCTTTAATAAAAGCTTGCTCTAACAAGTCTGCTTCTTTATCTGTAAGCTTGCGTCCTAATACGCCTTCTACGGCTGTTCTACATTCATTCTTCATTCAATTCTCTTATTATTTTTATGCTGCTTTTGACAAAGCACATTTAGCCAATGTCGCCATAGATTTAGCGAGTAGCTGTATGTTGTCTTGTTCTTTTTGTAGCTTCTGTTGCCATTGTTGAGCTGTTAGATCTTCACCTGTTTTTTTAGATGAAATGACTAGATCAGGATTAGCAATAAGCTTGTCTATTGTTTGTTGTCCTTTAGGGATTTGAGATAGGTATCCAAAAGCTCGACCTTCATCAAAGATACGATCTAAGGCTGTTTCTAGTTCTTTATTGCCTTTATGGTCCACTAGATCTGTCTTATTTGAACGTGCTACGTGAATAGATTTAGTTTGATGTGCATCATCTACCGTTCTACGCACGTATGAGCCACGATACTGAAGTTCTTGAACTGTATTTCCATCCTTATCTTTGTAGGATCTGGACAGTTCCTTGTGATACTTCTTATCTTCCCATCTCTGCTTTTCTTTCCATTCAACTGAAATACTGTCGTCAGGTTTAAGCTCATTTAAAGGCTGAGTATAGTCATCTTTAACTTTGACACCTTTAACTGTATGTGGAATCGGAGTGTGTGATATATCTTCAAACAGATCTTCTAAAAACTTATGTAGATCCTTGTCTGTCTCATGTGGAACTTTAGGTACGTTTATTTCAGATTCAGGTACTAAGTTACCGTGTTCATCCAATACCATGCTTGGAAGGTCTAGCTGTTCTGTTGTCAGATCCCCTACTACTTCGTTCCATGCTCCTTTTTGTTGGAAAGCATTAAAGTCATGTGGTGTGATGAATAGATCATCTACGTCAGGAAGGTTATCTAGGTCTAAACGATCTACTGTACCTTCATAGCTTGATTCAGGTTTAATAGGAGCTTGTTCTACTACACTTGATTCTGTAACAGATTCAAAAACATGGCTTGTAGGTTGACCATCTACCATATTGGAATAGTTATTAGCTGTAGCTTCATGGGATCTCCAATCAAAAGCTTTACCGCTAGACAGTTTGTTCTGTCCTCTAGCCCATCCAATAACTGAACCTGCACCACCTAAAGCAGATCTTGCTTCATCGTTGGTAATGTTTTTCTTATCTAAGAAGTTAGCTTTCCATTTAGGATTAGCTTCAATCTCTTTTCTTAAAAACTCAAATTGAGCCTGTAAAGATTCATTGGTCTGTTTAAATGTTCCATTAGCATTAACTAAGCCTTTAGCTCTCATATGCGCTTCTAAAGCTGTAGCCCTACTTCCTTGCCAACTAAAGATACCACCATTCTTTTTACTGTTCGCCTGATCAGTATGAAAGCCAAACATAGTATTAGGATTGAATCCATTTTCTCTACCTACTTCTCCAACTAATGCTCTAGCTTGTGCAGGACTGAATCCTGCTGCTTGTGCAAGTTGATATGTATCTTTAACAAGTTGATCTTTCTTAGGAGCTATAGGAGCTTTAATATCTATTTTAATAGATGTATTGTTAGCTGTATTATTGTTTTTATTTGATGCTAATCTAGCTCCAATGTTAGAAGCCATTTTAGCTGTAAGCTCTTCAAGTGTAGGCTGTTTCTTCTGATTGGCTTGTATATGCTTTTTAACGTCATCTAATGTTTTAAGCTTGCCACCTGTAGCTTCAGATATATTGACCTTCTCTCCCTTCATTACTTGATCAATGGCTTGATTCAAATTAGCTTCATGTTGAGCTAGATCATCTACTGTCTCTGCTACGTTTGGCATACTAGATACATCGGCATCTGCTTGAGCCTGTTCTACTGTTGCATTGAAATCTGCTTCAGCTTTGTTGACTTCTGCTTCAGGTAAATCTGCATTCCCTTTAGCATTCATATAACGTCCTGCTGCAAAGAAGGTAGAGCCAATAGCCATATTCATAAAAATAGCATTAGGATCTGTAGCCATATCTTTGTACATCTGACCTTGTTTCTCATATCCCTTGCTATCTAAATAAGCTCCTTCTGCATACGTTAAACCTTGTCCTACTGCTGTAGGTGCAATAACTAAAGCTGCATAGTCAGCAACAAGTGACTTCTTAAATACATTAGAGATAGGTAGAAAAGCTAAAGCTGCATTGGTAGCACCATAAATATTAGATGCTGTATCTGCTGTTTCCTGATCTACACCTAATTGCTGTGTAAGCTTGGTATGTTCAGTTGCTCTTGTACCTAAGCCTACTGTAGCAGCCATTCCATAAGGTCCTAATGGTGCGCCTACTGCCCCTGCTGATACCACTTCAGTAATACCTGAAGCAATATGTCCTGCTGTACCTTGATTAAGTGGAGTGAAAGCTTCATTTGCTTGTTGCATACGTCTATCTGCAACTTCATCACCCTCTATAAATCGGCTTGCAGCATTAGATACGGATGTAACACCTTTAGCGACACCTGATACTGTGCCTAATCCAATGTCTGCTAGTGTTCCACGTTTATATTTTTTAGGATCTGTTAGTTTCGTTTCATCAAAGGCTAAGTCTTGTTCTGTAAATTCTCCACTTAATAAGCCCATCTTTTTATCCTTGTTATTTCCAAATTCTCATAATGTACGGTTTTGCTGTTTTAGGATTCTTCATCACTTTGCCATTAGGCTGTAAGAACATGAACCATCCTGTAGCATTAGGTACAGGTTGTACTACGTGTGTTTTTAAAATGTCTTCATCAGGAGGAAGGAAGCCTGTCTCTTTTCGATACTGAGTTCTGAAATGATTTTTTATATGATCTTCAAAGCTTGTTTGAGTAAAGCCATACGGCATAAAGATGTGATTGGTATTCTTACCTAGCTTCTGTTTATACGTTCCACCTGTTGCAATATCAAAAGCCTGTTTAGCCATTTCCTTGTTAATGATTGGATTACCCTTATCATCACGTTTAACGATGTTCTCACCACGTTTAGCGAGTCCTAGATAAATGGAATAAGCTAAGTTTTGATAAGCTCGATGTTCATTTGTACCAATCGCTGTAGCATTGCCAAATTCAGATTGAATCGCATTATGAAACTCTTTCTCTACGCCAAGTACAGAAGCTTGTCCTGCATTGAGGATCTGTTTACCTTCTAAAGCAACTTCTGCTGCTCTGATATTTGTTCCGTGTAACGTCACATCTAGCTGATTGAGCTTTGCGATACCCATATAGTCATAAGCATTCTTTTCACCACCGATTAAGCTGAAATACTCTTTCTGAGCTTCTTTATTCTTTCCTGCCATCTTGGTTAGATCGGTTAGCATTGCCTTCTGTTGTTTAGGCGTTGCATCAAAATAACGATCTTTGAATGCTGTACGTTCTGACTTATTCCATTGGATTAGTGAGCCTACGCCACCATTTGCTTTCTTTTGATCTGCTAGTAGATCTGTTGTTATCTGAGCCTTTTTAAAGTCAATTTGACCTGTTCCAATTTGTTCAGGAGTGACTGTATAAAGCTTATGTCCTGTTTGAGATTGAACTGAAGCTACAGGATCATCATTGGCACGTTGTTTAGATGTTGAAGCAATATTTGTAAATACATTGAGCTTCTTCACTAATGCTGTTGCATCTTCTTGTGGTGTATTTTCTAACTCAGTTTTAAGTCTTGCTATGCTTCGTTCCTGTTCAATTGGAGAAGCATTTCTAAACTTTTGAGCATCTTTATTTAATGCAATCGCTTCTCTAACTTCAGCTTCATATTTCGTACCTTTAACTGCATCTAATGTACTGTTGACTAAGCTTTCAGCAATTGGATAACCTGTAAAAGCATCTGCTACAAAGTCTTTTGTAAGTTGAGCTTGTTCTTTATCCTGCTCTTTAGCCTTGATCTCAAGTCCTTTATTAATACGGTCAATAGCAGATTCAATGTTTGCCTTATATGCATCTCTTGTCTCTACCTTCATGTGAGGAAAGACTGTATCTACATTTTTATGAAGCTCCTGTAGAGCTGTTATATCTGCTTGCGCTTCCAGGTTACTAAGTACACCTTTACCATCTGATAGATCTCTACGTTCATTCCATTTCTGAAGTGACTCTGTACGCTGTTCAGGCGTTAATACTGGATTACGTTTAACTGTATCTTCATATAAAGCGAATGCTTGATCTCTATTTTCTATTTTAAGAGTAGCTTCTCCTACTTGTTCAAAGTCTGCATTAATAGATCTACGTTCTGTCTCATAAGCTAGTGGCTTGATGAAAGCTTGAGAGTCGTTATACATCTTCTCTGAATAGAAGTTGAATCGTTCTTTTTGCTTCTCTGGGATACGTCCTACATAGTTTTGAGCCAATTCATCTGTACGTTGTCTTAAATAGATTTTGGCTGTAGCTTCATCTAACTCACCTGTTACTAATTTTTGTTTAGTCTCAGTGATATAGTCTTGATACTCAGCTCCATATTTAGAAGCTTCTATGTTGAATTGGTATTGATCCTTTTCTTCTTGGATCTTGTGTTCTTTAACAGCGTATTGCTGTGCTACCTGTGAAACATTGCCAACTGCTTGAGCGACTTGTCCTGCACCTGTATCTAATACTCTTCCTGCTTGTGCTTGTGGCATCACATTGCCAAAGTTACCTAAAGGGATCTTCGCCATAATTAAGCCCACCCTGAAGCATTCTGTTTGATTCTGCTTGTATCCATTGTTAATGAATTAGATTGGATATTTGATATTGGTTGAGATGTAGTTGTTGCTTTACTCATCTGAGATGCTTGCATACCACCTGATAAGAGAGTTGATCCTGTATTCAAGATACCGCTTACTGTAGCGTTACGAGCTTGAGCTTTATAAGCTGAAGCATCTGTTTTAAATTGTGCTGATTGATTCTTAGCATTGAAAAAGCTAGTCCAGGCATCTTTAGAAGAGTTCAAACTAATATCATCTTCTATTACATCTACAACTGTATTGTCTGCATTTAGATCTAGTCCATTTGCTGCTGCTTGAGCTTTTGCTGCTGAAGCTTGTTTCTGTCCTAAACTTCTAATTCGCTCTGCTTCTACCCTGCCTTGTGATTCTGCATTTTTAGCATTCTGTTCTGCTTGTTTGGATTGTGCTTTAGCTTGGTTACGTGCGCTAACTGCTGCATAAGCTGTAGATGCTGCTGCTAAAGCTGTACTCACCCACATAGCGACTGCTGCTGCTCCTGCTGCTGCCATACTTACCTCATTATTATTTTTATTATGTGTTTATAGCTTCATCTCAAGAAATGAGCCTGTATGTTCAAAGCCAAACTTCTTGTAGAAGCTTATTGTGCGTTCTGTGTTGATCTTAGTTGCTGTACCACATTGGATGATTGTTGCTCCTGCTTCTTTAGCCCATTCAATAAAAGCTGTAACAAGCATATAAGCTACTTTACTACCTCTATTATTAGAGCTAACAAATATACAATAATCAAAAGCCATAAGGCTTGTAGCACTAAACCATTCTCTTGTTAAGCCACCTACAAAGCCGCCTAAGATCTTTCCTGTTTCATCTTTAACGACTAATACGCATCCTTGAGATGGATACAGTATTAAAGTTTGAAGATGTGTTCTAACTGTTGCTAGGTCCATAGGACGTTGTGAATATGTTGGAGATTCATCCCAAAACTGTGAAGCTAGTTCTAACAGTTCAGGTATGTCTAATATCTTTGCTTTTTCTACTGTATATGCCATTTATATTCTTATCTATCGTTAATGTTCTGTTCCATGACTACAGCCGTTATATGAAGTGGTAATGGTTCAGATTGTTCTATGATGAGCTTGAAGTTATCAAAGTCGTTCCATCCGTTCATCTCTATACGCTTATTGCCTGTAAATGGTTTAGGAGCTTCAAAGAAGTTCTCTGTAAACTGTTTTAGTTCGACCATCTCACCGTTGACTGTAGGATTTAGAGATTCATATAAATACAAATTAATATGGTTGATCTTGATAATGCTTGGACTTGATGTTGCAGGACTACCTTGTAACTCAGGAGCAAATAAACTTACTCTCGATGTGAACTTGCGACCTATATAGACCTGATGGACTGATGGATCACAATTAATGGTTAAGGTATTGCCTTCTCTTTTAATAATTGGAAGTACATAAACTGTATCGTTAGCTTTGTAATATGCAGCTACATCATTTCCTAATACGCCAATCTGTGCATGTTCGATGACACACGGATTGTTATGCTGTACGTCTACTTTGATTACTGAATCTAATAACAACTCTTCCTTCATTTGTTCGATTTGAACTGTTCCATTTCGATTGACTAAAAAATAAAGTCTGTCAGATCCAGTTGTAGAAGGTAATGACGTTACGCTTAATACTGTTCCACCTATATCATGTGTTGACCATGCGATAACTGACTGCTCTCTATTCAGTGTTAGGCTTGCTAATTTACCGTTGCCTAATACAAACCAAATAATAGAATCAGGTTCAGCACAATACACCATCTCTTTGATACCGCCATTCTTCTTAGCAATGTGACTTGCTAATACTGTCAGTTCTGAAGATGTCAGTGAGTCAATGGAATAGTCATAAAGCAATGTACGGACTCGTTCTGCTCCACGTTGTACGAAGATCAGTTCTGATCCTACTTTGATTGGTTTAATGTTTTCTGTAGAGCCAAAGCTTGTATGTTCTAGGATGGATGTATTTGTAGGAGTCATAGAATTTTGTGAACTAATGACTAATTCAGACCCCCCTGTCATTACACATATACCTCTTGATTGAGCTAAATGTAGTACGTTGGTCAATTGGTCCGAACTTGCTGATACTGTAAAACTATCTCCATCTGCTGTAGTTGGAAGGAAGTTTGTTACATCCCCTACTCTTGATAGCCATACATAGTTTGGATAGGTTTTAGTTCCTGCTATTACAAGTCGTTGTTGGTACATTGTAACTGCTCTTGGATAACCTAGATTCAGTTCAAAGATGTCTTGTTTGAGTACCCATGAGTTGCCAATAGCTTCAATATCTGTACTGAGCTTTAAAAGGATCTCACCCTTTACTGTTGAAGGACTAACATACGCATCTATACGAACAATCCCTTCATTAATAAATACGAACTTGTCTACATCTGCTGCTGTGAAGGCTTGAGCTTCTGTGACTGTTGTTGTTTCCCAATAATAATCAGGATTTGCTTCAGGTCCACTCCCCCCTAATGTTGGTGTATTGCCTTGAGTAATACGTTTTGCTCTGAAGTAATATTTCGTATTGCCGATTGTGTAGTGACAGACATCTCCTGCTTGATAGCGTTTTGTGTTGTCGTATATGGCATAAGGTGAAGCAACTAATGTAACTGTTTTCCCTGCACTCTTTTCGTTTGGTTTAAGTGGAAGTGTTGGAGTCTCTACTTCTTCCAATGGTGGAACATAGAAATCAAAAGCATCATAAGCCCAATTGGTTAAGTCTTCTGAAGCTCTTAGCCAGGCTAAAGGATGTTTACTGTGTGCTATGAAAAACTGATACCTGTTTTGGGTATAGCTGATCTCTTTTATATCCTGCTCTGTATATGGCGTGACTAAGCTTTTTACTAATGTTCCATTGCTATCTAATACATCTATTGATAGAGCTTTGAAAACAAGTAGATAGGCTGTTGCATGGCTAATAATAAAAGGAAGGATTCTGATAGCCCCTGCTGTTGTTGCTAAGGCTTGTGTGCCACCTCTACGTTTTAAGCCACCTTCTACAATTGGAAGGAAGTTCAGCATCTCTTTTGTGCCGTTCCTGTATTGCTGTAGATCGGTACGCATCCAAATATGAGGACTTAACTCTCCTGAAGTGAAGTTATTTTTAATTAGATTGATCTTAGCCATATTAACGACCTCTGATCAGTGAATAGTCTGAATCTTTAAAAAATTGTTGTGATGGTATTTCTTGTGCCTGTACTGCTTTGGCTTGTTTAATCAGTCCTTGGCATTGCATGTAATAGCTGTCTGATGTGCCTTGTGAGCCTGTTGTTGCTTTCGTAATCTTAGATGCTAGATACAAGACTAGGCATTCAGTGAATAGGCTGTCATAGCTTTCTTCATTCTTATTGTCGTACACATAGACCAGGTTAAGTTCTGATTGATCTGAAAGAAGTCTGTCTGTTTCAACAACATAATCTTCTGTATTTGCGTTGATGATTCTGATTAGATCATCGGGTAGTTGATATTGATATGAGTATTCAAACTCAGGTTTAACGGATAAAGGTGCAAGCTTAATTCTCTTTGTTGCACACTGAAACGGATGAAGTCTTAACAATGCTTTACGTGAACTGTCATAGACCGATCTCATACGTCTAGCTGTCATTGTGTTTTCTTCAAAGCTTGTAATTGAGTCAGCACCAATCATAAGTAATGCTTGATTAGCTATGTCTGTCTTTGTAGTCATTGAGCTTCCTTAGTTATTGTTATTATTAGGTATTGAAAGCCCCCTACCCTGTTACAGATAAGGAGCTTTGATTATTTGTTTACTGTTCTAATAGATCTATTAAACTTTAAACTTGAACGCTACTACACGTTTCTCATCGGTACGTACTGCACCAATCGCTTCAATGTGACCAATAGAAAGAGAACGGTTTAAGGTTTCTACTTGGTTGATGTCCATTGGAGAGATTGTATTAATACCTACTTCAACTGCTGAACGAGTATATGCAACGCCTGTAGCTGATAAGCCATCTGCTGCTTTGATACCTTCATAATGAGTCCAATTCAGTCCCAAAAAGTTAGATACTTCACCCTTCTGCAACATTTGACCAGCTAAGTAGTCTGCTGAAGTTAATGTAGGATCTGCCAAGATTGCGTTAAGCAAGTCTGCATTGTATGTAATGTAAATATCTTCATCACATTCGTTTTCCATAAACTTAGTACGGATGTCGATAAGAAGTTGTTTAGTTGGAGCTACTGCTGCATCACCTAAGATTTGAGTAGCAGGAAGAGCTACGTTTGTATAAGTGTCTGCACCAACGACTTTACGAGCTGCATTGCCAATAAGAGCGTTATATACAACTGAGTCTACTTTACGATTCCATTTAGCATGAAGACGTTGTAATAGTTGATCTTGTGGTTGAGCCTTGAGCTTGTATAGGTCCTGAATAGCTAAACGTGTGAAGTTAGGGAAATCGTTCATTGTCGCTAGACGAGAAGCAAATGAAGCGTCTGAATACTGTGTCTCACCAAAGCGAGTTAATGTACTGAACTCATCGCCTAAGCTACCCATCTCGTTTACTGTGAATGAAGTACCTGTTACTGCACCTACATTCGTTACTGTAGATAATAGTTTGCTTTCTTTTTGTTCTAATAGTGCTACGTAAGTATCCGCATATTGTTTAACGAATACTGAATCAATAGTGTTGTATGACATTGTTTTTGTGTCCTTATTTTTATTTTATTTGTTTTGTTAATAGAGCTATTATCTTGTTGTTTTAGATGCTCCATTTGATTTGTTGTTGTGGTTGTAGAGCTAGTTGATGTTTCAGTTATCCATATCGGGCTGATAGAGTTGAATANCATTCCTATGCTCTACATAAGGACTTGGTATAGCTTAAAGCTTTATCTGAACGCCACTTCAGGAGCTATTTGTTTTATCGTCTTAGGCTGTCGTAATACGAATCAATCTGAGCCTTCACTGATTTATGTTCAGGATGCTTTGGATCAAAGAAAGCAGGGCTACGCATTAAAGAGTTGATGTCTACATTGACAGGTGTGCCATTGGTTACAGGCTTGTCTTCATTGATCTGTGAACCGAAATAGGCAGCCATCTTGATAAAGGCTACGTTGTTTCCAATCATAGGATCGTTGATCTGTTCATCTGTAATACCACATGCTCTAGCTGCTTTAACTGCATTAAAGATGTTGGCTTCGTACTTATCACCCCATTCTGATTGAAGTGTCTGTACTGTTGTATCTGTGTCGATCTGTGAGTTATTAGATACCAGGTCTACTGCACGTTTATCGTATTCCTGAATAAGAAAATCTAACTGTTTGTTTGTGATCCCATGTTTATGAGCTTCTTCTAAAAATGCTTTGTTAGATTCATCTGCTTTGAAGTCATCGAAGTTAAAGTCTTCACGTTCAATCTTGTATTCGTCTACAGATTTAGGAGCGACTTCTCCTGTACCTACTTTCTTTTCTAAGTAGCTATACGATTCATTCATCTTGGCTACAGTTGCTTTATAGTCTACAGATCCATCTTCTGCTGTTACTTTAAACTTATCAGGAATTGCTGTCTCAATAGAGCTATTATCTACCGTACCTAGTGCTGTAGTTGATGTTGTATCTTGTTCAATTGCTTGTGGTTGTTCTAAGTTGTCTGTCATTCTTTTTCTCTTTTTTGTTTGTATTACTTAGGTTGTTCAGCTTCTTTAATACGTGCCAAGATGAAGTTGATTACGTCCTGTTGACCGAGATTAAATGCTGTCTGTGTTGCTGAGTCTTTATCAAATGCTAGTTGTGCATGGAAGAGTGAAATGAGTTCATCTAATACTTCAATGCCTTCATTACTTGTAAAGACTCTCTGATATTTATTACTGTTCAAACATTGCTCCTAATTGTTCAGGACTCATGTTCTTCGCTTGATCCTTAGCTATTTCTAAGCCTGTCTGACCAACTTGTGACATGAGAGCTTGCTGTTGTTGTTGCTCTTGTATTGCTTGTTGTTGTTCTTGTTTGGCTTGTCTTAACTCTGCTATTTCTTCATCAGTTCTAATCGCTTCTACAGGTACGGATAAAGCATCTGCCATCACTTGTACCATTGCATCTAGGTTTAGGTTATCCATTACTGTCTGATCAAGTTGAGCTAATTGAGATACGTTCAACATCAAGTTTTGAATTGCTGTTACCCATTCGAGCTTCTGTGATGCAGCCATAGGATTGATGAAATTAAAACTAATACGTGAAGCTTGCATTAGCTCTTCAGGAGCTGGTGGAAGTACACCAGATCTCATTGCTAGTCCCCATGTACGTTCTAGTAATACTTGTAAGTATTCAGATTGCATACGAGAGAAGATTGAGCCTAATTGATTACGATAGACCTGTACTCTTGCTTGGATCTCTGTGGCGGTTAATGGTGAACTGCCTTGTGGCGTTAATTGGTCACTCATTAATGTACGTTTAATCTTAGCTTGGAAGTGTTGAAGGAAGTCTAGTCCTAGTCCTACTGATGCTGATCCTGTATCGAGTCGTTTAATACTGTCTACTGTATTTGCAGCTATGATTGCATTAGGTCGAATACGAAGTGTATGAGGATTAATGTTTCCATCGTTTTGAGCAATCCATAATCCACCCAAATTAAGTTCTGCTGTCTGTAGAGAGAGCTTCATAATCTGATTGGCTGTCTTAGCATCACTAATGACCATACTACCCATACCAAGACCATAATGGCTGTCAGGTATCTTCTTGAATCGGGATACTACACAAGGAAACTCTTCAAAGCCTGATTCTTTTAGGATGTGTTTTGATTGAGATTCAATTGTGTATGAAGCGAAAGGCATTGAGGTTGAAACACGTTTACCTTCTTCACCTTTAATAAGCTTCTTATCTCTTGGGAAGATTGCTTGTACTAATGTAAATTTTTGATCAGGTTTCTTATCAAAAGCTGTTCTTACTTTGTCTGATACGTTGTCTATTCCAAACTCTGAAACGATCTGTTCTGCTGATAGCTCAAACTCTCTATAGATTGTGTCGATTAATCCGTTAGCTTGTGTAGAGCTGATATAGCAGTTGCCAATAGACCAGGTATTAAATGTAAAACCGCCTTTCTCTCGATTGGTATCTGCATACAGTACTGCCCATCCTGCTACTACTAAGTCTGTAAGAAAGTCTGTGACTTCTGAATCAAAGTTAGATGCATGGATGTTTCTAAATAGAAATTGATCTACTTGGCTTAACCATTGTTCGCCTTCAGTAAGCTCTGATGGTGTATCTACACCGCTTGGAACTGATTTAAACCAAATACTGACAGGGCTTGTAGTACCACTAACAATAGAGCTAACAAGTAGTTGAATACCTTCTACTGCTGTTGTATCAAATAGCTCTGATCTTGCTTGTTTACGTTCTTGTTCTAAAGCTGTAGCTGCTACATCTGTAAAGCTTTGCTGACGTTCAGGAGCGCAATATTTATAACATTCCTTCCAATGAGCTTCATGTTTAATTCGATCTGTTTTGAGTTGTGACAAACGCTTTAATAGTTGTTGTGCGTTCATCTAATTATCACGTTCCTGTCTTTGTTTTAACTGCTACAGGTGAAAGGGCTGTCTCTATCAAACTGCCTAATGCTGTGCTTTGTTTGTTTTTACGTCTTACTGCTGAGTTCTCATTTGCTTCTTTCTGAGCAAGCTCTTTCGCTTTACGCTCGATCTCTTCAGGTGACTCTTGCTGTACGACTTTAGGTTTACTAGCCATAGCTGTATCAATACCTCTATTAATTTTTATTGTTCTGTTGTTGGGCGTTTATGCAGGCTTCTTGTCCTTCGGATCAAGCCAAACGATGAAGCTGTTTGTCTTGAGCAAAGCCAAGATCCTGAACGCTTGTCTAGGTGCGTCTTACTGTCTCTTTGTTCTAAAAGATTTGTGGCATCCAATGTTGCAAAATGCGTGTGCGTGTACGTGCGTACATAGGTATATAGAAGGGCAATCTAATTCTTTATCTAGCACTTGGATCTATGCAGTCTTTTCTTTAGTTCTTGTTATTGTTGTACTGTAGTCTTTGTATTGGTAAGTATTGGATAGTCTCTTTTTTAAAAAGTTATATGTCTGTTTTAATTACAGATCTAGTTTATTGTTATTATATTAATGGCTGTCTTGATAGAGCTATTAAAGAAAGCTCAGGATAGAAAGAGAAAAACTATACTGAGCTAAAGAGTGAAGCTCTGAAGTGATGTAGAACTTGTTAAAGTTTCATCTGAGCTAAAAGGGGATCGAACAGCCTACCTAGATAAGCTATTAGTTAAGGATGAAATAAAGGATATATAAAATGACTGACCTAGTTTGGTATTGTTTTTATCATTACATCTTACTTAGCCTAAGTCGTTCTAAATAAGTAATGAGAAATATATCACACTTTCTAAACAATGTCAAGTCCTAAATACTATATATTGTGTTTCTCGTTAACTCATACCACTATATATTGTGTTTTATAGGTTGCAAGCTATAGAAGCTATTGTGTTTAGTTTGATACTGTATTCGATCTCTTGTTTAAGGTTGTTGAAGTCATTGTAGGCTTCGTCATATTTGATATTGGCTGATGCTAGGGCGAGTTGTTGGAACTTGTAGTCTAGTGCTTTACATGCTTCTGATTGACGTTCTGAGAATGTTTTAGATGCTTCTAGGTTAGCTGTATGGAATTGATCGGCTGATTTAAGTTTGTCTCTCTCTAACAAATATGAGCTTTTAGGAAGAGGTATTACTTGATCTTGGAATGTTATTTCGCCTGATAGTAGTCCTGCATGGCTAATAGAGATACCAAATACACTTATAAGAGAGAGAAGGGCAGTCTTAATTTTCATTGTATAAGTTGTTGTAAAGCTTCTGATAGTTCAGTATAGCATTCAGTTGTTGAGCCGTTGAATGAGATTTTAGGCTTATAGTGGTAGTCCTGCATTTCTGTTTTGAACCTCACTTCCAGGTCATAGACTGCTTCTGCTGTATCAGGAAGTTCGAGTAGGATCTCCCATTCGTATGGCATAGCTTTCACAGTACCGTATCGAGTTAAAATGTTATTAACTGTAATACCAAGCTTATAGAATGACTCTTCCTTATCCCAACACTTGATTAAGTAGAAGATTGGTTGACCACCATTTTGAATAGCTTGATCTAGGAAGCTTTGTCGTTTGCATCCTTTAATCTTCATTCTGTTTAACTGCCTTTTTAGTACGAGGTTTCTTAGCTGTACTAATAGCTCTATTTGAGGTTTTAGCTTTAATGGAAGGTTTATCTGTACCGATTAGTTTTGATTCTTCTTGAACGATCTGATTAGCATCTAGGACATTGTAGATACCTATCTCATGGGTAGTAATAGAAAACAGTTCAGGATGTTTGAAATAGGATTCAAATAAGGAAATAGGAATAGTTGGTCCATTTAGAATAAGTTTTAGTTTGGTTGTATCTGTAAATTCAGGAATGATGTCTGAATATGTGACAAGTACGAGCTTGTCAGCTTGATAGATTTTATATACTGAATACATAGTTTCTCTTTTTATTAGTAGTTTTATTTATTATTTTTGATGTCGTTTTCATATAAATATTAGTTATATGAAAAGATTTAATATATCAAATTTTTTTATATTTGTCAATCTCTATAACTTTTAGGAATAATAACACCTATTCTGCATAGGCTATTTTAAGTATCCAGGATTAATAGTTCCATCTGATTGAAGGACGCTCTTTTCTTTAGAATTGATCTTATTCTGAAATGATTGACTACATGCTAAATAGTGACGTTCTTCAAAATCTGAGATCGCTTGCTTTTTCATTGATTGATCAGGATATACAGGTATCGTATAGGCATCTTGAACGATAAAGAAAATCTGTTTTTCTTCTTTTTCTCTTGCTTCTTGATCAGTCATATTAGCTGTTACTGACATGAGCTTTGCAGTAGCTTCAGAAGCCTTCATACCTAACTGTCTATATGTTTGAGCCGTAGAAGCTATTGTTTCAGCTTTCTTACAATGAGCTTGAGCTAATTCATATACTGATTCTGAATAGGCTGAAGTACCAGTACAAGCTAACAGTAAAGCTAAAACTATCTTTTTCATATTAAACAGTTATATGTAAAGTTGTAGCTTCATTCTATTTGAAATGGTATTAGAAATAAACAATACACAAAACAAGACCAGGATCAGACAGTTCTAGATATGAGAGATACAGATTTATCTGTAGATCGAAATAGATAGATTACTGTCTGTTAATGAAAGCTGATATACGACTGATAAGGAGTATAGAAGTTTGAGTGTTACAGATACTAAATCTGACAGAAACGAATACCACTACATCCGTAGGATCAGATAGAGCTAGAAATAGGAATACCAATTCTATTTAAAACTATTTTTAATTAATTATTTATTATCTTTTAAAAGAAAGAGATAGTTAATTCTATTCTTATATCTAATTGGTATTGAAAGAAAACAGATCAGTAGGCAGTCAGTTCAATGTTTGATATGGATACGTGCCTGTTAAGGTACGGATACAGATTAAAGATTGATTACTGACTGTTAAAGGTAAAGTCATGTTTGTGTCCGATAGGATACAAATATGGTTTTAGCTTGTTATAGTTTTAAATAACAACTAATTTTTCTTTATATGGTGAAGAAATAGTAAATAGATCGTCAGATCTGTTTGCTGTTTCTGATAGATAGTTAAGTAGAATGAAATGAGATCTGAAGCTCCTTAGAGCTTTAGATTGAATGATAGACTTACTTTTAAACTAAATAATTAACTAATTAATGTAGTAGTTGTATTCCTTCCTTCTATCCAAACTAACCTACCTTACATTTTTATAGCCATATATATTATTATATAAAGGGCTGTGTGAAAAAAAGTGTAAATATTTTCTCTTAAACACATGATTTTTCTAGTAAACGTAGGGCATATTCCAATTTTTAAAAAAGTGTAAAAAGTGAAAAGACATATCTAGCTCGAAACTTTACGAAGTATAGCGAGTGATAACGAAGCTATGCTGAAGTAAATGTTTGAGCAAACAAACGACTGAACCAAATTAGCTATTGTTCCAGGAAGAGCAGAGTGCGTTAGTTATGCCTAGTGAATCTGTCTAGTTAAGGTTGAAATTAGTTTTACATTTTTTTGTATTTGAAATATATCAATCAAACACTTAATAAAACTAAGCTAGGGGGCTGTGTGAAATAAAGTGTTGACATTCAATTATCAGTTTGGTACTATAAGCAACATGGGGAGCAGGAGATCAGATCCTTTTAAATTCCTGCAACAATTATATAAATGACACAAAGAAATAAGACCTAACTAGGTATCCTTTTAATGAACTTACAAGATTTAATTATCAACTCAACATCTACAATCTCTCAAAATAAAGAAGAAAATTCAATCACTATCTTTGCAGGTCATAGTAAAGAAAAACTTTCAAATCTAATTAAAGACTTTCCCGATAACTGCTATGTAAACAAACAGATTACAGGCTGTGGCGGTACAACGCTTGTCCTTAGAAATACTGTAAATTATGTTGTATTAGTACCATATATCAACCTTCTTAAATCCAAAGTTGCTGATAACCAAGACATTGTTGATCTGATTGGTGTATATGGTGAAACTGATTCAGAAGAAATTACAGCTTATTTAGAAAGTGGGGCAGAGCCTAAAAAGATTGTTTGTACTTATGATTCCCTTCCAAAACTTCTAAGAACAAAAGGCTTCAATCCAAAAGCTTTCAAACTATTAGTCGATGAAGCTCATACATTAGTCAATTTAGGATCATTCAAAGCTGCTACATGCGAGTTCGTACTGCAAAATTATACAAAGTTTGCATCATACGTATTTTTAACTGCTACACCAACGAAACGTGAATATTTCCCTGAAGCTCTAATCAATGTGCCTTTATGTACTATTCAATGGGATGATGTAAGAAATGTTAAATTCAACCTTCAAAATATTGAGCAAGGTATTGGTTTAAACAATGCATTGTTTGGGCTTTGCTATGACTATCTAATGCGTAAGATTGAAGGCAACGCACATATTTTCTATAACTCCGTATCTGAAATAGCTTCAGTATTAAACAAGCTTAAAGAAGTAGTAGATAAAGAAACAGGTAAAAACCTATTCGATCCTAATGACATTCGAGTTGTATGCTCTAAATCAGGATACGAATCAAAAAATCTTTTAATAGCAGACTTGGTACTAAATGGGCTTCAATTGCAGACATTACTGATCCAGTTAGAAAGATTAACCTATACACTTCTACAGCTTTTAGAAGGTGCAGATGTATTAGATGAGGAAGGGTCAAACGTACATCATCATTAACGGTGTACGTGATGCAACTAAAGTTGACTTCCAACGTATTAGTACCTCAAATTTGTTGGTCGTATCCGTAAATACCAAATATAACGAACATATCAATTTATTAGTCGCTAACCTTCCTGAAGCTGCAAGTTGTACTAAAGATGAATGGATGTCTACAGTTACTAAACGCATCCAAAACAGTAGAGACGTTTTGCACGATATTAGAGAGAGCAAAATGTCTGAAGCTAGTAAGGCTCAGTTAATCAAAGCTGCTGAAGAAGACAAGTACACCTTCAAAAACGAACAAGGTGAACTGTATGTATCTGACGTTGCATTTGAAAGCTGAATTACAAGCTTATGAAGCATTTAGAAGCTACTTATGTAGTACGAGTTGTTGAAGGTGCAGAAATTAGTGATGAAGGCTATTCAGCATCATTTAGATCATTATTTAACAGATGAATCTAAGCACGTTCCATTCGCTCACAAGCCTAAAGGCATCTCTAAATTCCTTACAGGGCATAGCCAATGCTTCTACGAAACAATGAAAGAATATTGTGAAGCTAGAGATGAGCAAAATGAAAAACTGTATAAGCTTGTAGATGCTAAAGATGACTATTTCAAAACAGCATACGATACGCTGAAGCATGAAACTATTCGTAAGCTTGAGTATCGTAAGCCAGCGATTGAACGTGCTATGAAGATCCACGATACAAAAAATGAAAATGCTACGGAAATTCCTACACTACTCAACCTGAAGAAAGATCAAGTTTATTTAAGAGCAGATATTAAAGCTAAGATTCAAGATATTTATGACAAGCTTGCTATTCCTGATAAAGCAAAAGCGACTGATATTACTAAATGGTATGAAGTTAAAGACACAAGACAAAATTCTAAGCCTGCTTTCAAAGTAGTTAAAATGTTGTAGTCCTATTTTAGCCTATAAACTCAGGCTATTTTTAGGATTGCATATCATATTTTATTAGGTGTTGCAATACTATTTTTATTTTGATATACTTCTCAACATAAAGAAAACAATAAAAACATTATAAGAGTCCATAGGCAGACTCATTAAAACTCACCCATGCCTATAAACAAAAAACAACTCAGTATATTAAGTCTGCATCCAATCAGGATTATAAGCGGACTCAAAACACGTATATATAAAGGATATAAATTATGACTTCATTATCATTACAAACTCAAAATTCTACACCATTTAATACAGCTATTGTTACAGCTATTCCTAATATGGATTCAACAGCAATCCGTATGACTAGCCAAGAAATTTCTGATCTAGTTCAAGTAAGACATGACAATGTTAAACGTACTGTAGAAACGCTTATAAGTTCAGGTGTAATAGCATGTCCTCAAATTGAGGATATGGTCACTACATCGAATAACAGAGACTACACTTCTAAAGTTTATGTATTTGTAGGTGAGCAAGGTAAACGAGACACAATGATTATCGTTGCTCAACTCTCACCACAATTCTTAGGTACTGTAGTTGATCGTTGGTTAGAGCTTGAGAAAGCAGTACAACAACCAAGACTACCAAGCAACTATAAAGAAGCATTGCAGTTCTTAATTGAAGCTGAAGAACAGAAAGAGCAGTTAGCTTTACAAGTAGCTCAACAACAACAAGTAATTGAAGTGATTCAGCCTAAAGCAGATGTATATGACATCATTGCTAATCGTGACAACACATACACCATAAGAGATACAGCTAAACTTCTTAAAATGCGTCCTAAAGATCTTACTGATTGGCTATTAGCTAACGGATGGATATATGGAAAAACTTCAGCAACTTACAAACCATTTGCTGCACATGACCGTAACCATTTAAAACTTGTAGCTTCAAATTATGGAACTCAAGTTCGAGTGACAGGTAAAGGCTTAGTTTGGTTAGCACGTAAACTGAAAGTAGAGCTTGAATCAAGTGATTTTGAATAAGTTTAAGGGAGCATGGGAGGAACTAGATCAGTTCCTTTCAACCTATGATTTATCAATGCTTATTGAGATGGATAAGGACCAGGTACATAGCCTATTGGAAGAGATTTATCCTGAAAGAATCCCATCAAAACGCATCATCAAATATAAAGACCACAAAAAGAAAGAACATACACATACTGAGTATTTCATTAACGCTGAAGAAGCTGAAGCAATACTCAAAAGGGCGAGGGAACTCAACATTCCCTTTAAAGATTAACCAGGATTAGGAATGAAAAAATTATCAAAAAAAGAGTACAACAACATCGTAAAAGCAAAGATCTTACAAACAGGCTTATATAACGGAAGATCAGTTGAAGAAGCTGATATTGATGACGAGCTATATGCTCACCTTGACGAGATCCGCCAAGACTACAAGAAAGGTGTATTAACAGCCTTCAATGCAGATGCAGAAATAGCACACAACTATCTCAGATATGAAGAAGACTATGCAGATGACCTAGACATTGATTTTGGTATTGATGACTTATACGGCTCATATTCAGACAACATGAAAGACATAAAAACACATTTTGGAGATTACTAATGATCCCTACAATTATCACTTTATATATCGTCACAAGCTTTCTAGTAACTCTACATTTAATTGATGTAAAACTAGATGACAGGCATTCTATTTCACTATTGCAACTTATTACCCTTCAAGCCATTGGAGCTAAGGGTATTTATTATAAAGATTGATTATCCTTTACCCCTGTTTCCTTAATTGGAGCAGGGGATTTTTTTAAATATTCTTTTTCTTAATTTCGCTAATCCATAAATTATAACCAGAAGTGTTTAGATGAATTCCATCTCCAATATGGTATTTCTGATCAAGGTATCCATTAGTGTCCAATAATTTTTGATAGATATCTATATATTTGCATTTTGAATTTTTATTACAAATATCTTTTAAATCTTTATTAAGTGAAGCTATTCGCTCATTTGAGAACTTATTATTTCTATCTTGGTAATCTTTATCTAAAGGCATAATTGACGTTAGATATATGTTGTTTTTATTGAGTTTGGAGAAAATGGTATTATAGTTATTATACTTATTGATTAAATTGAGCTACGAAGCACCAAACAACACCAGTGCTGATGCTGTTTTGCACAATGTCTATATTGATATTAATCACCCTGAAAATCTGGCGATGTTTAGCGAGTCTTGCAAGAATCGCCATGAAATTAATGAAAACCTACCCATTTGCCAGTTAATCACTTCATGGGTTCGATTACTAGGGATCTTCACCATTCTGGACAATTCAGATCAGGACAAAGAAACCCCTGTTCTCATTCAACTTGCTGACGGCGGTACTTTATCTATCGATGGTTGGGAAATTCTCGACCAAGAAACCAAAGATAGACGCTTGGCGTTAATGGACATTGAGCCAGATGAAGAACAAGACGAAGACGACCCTATTTTGTTCGCTCATGAGTATTCAGACTCAATCACTCTCACCAAAGTCGAAAAGCCAGTAGCAGAAAGTGTATATGTCGCTATGCGTAACTCTTACAGCAACAACTTTGATTTAGTTCTTGAATGTATCTTGAATCCTGAAAAACATTACAGCCTATATCAAGGCTCATATGATGGCACTCATGTTCAAGTGATCCTGAATGACTTGGCACTCCTACCATCATGTAAGACACATAAATCAGAAATTGGCGACTATGTAACATGCAATGTACTGGAGCTGTTCAAAGGCTCAATAGATGCGTATGGCGCAGAAAGTGAATTTATTGATTCATTCGTGCAACTCGACATTACACCGTACTTAGATAGCACACTGAAAATGGACTACATCGAATTGCAGTTTAGCTACCAGAGCAACGATCTCATTGCATTTTTTGGGAATGATCCATGTTCTTAACATGGATCTCTATGGAATAGGAGAAAATACAATGTCTGATCATATCTATAATTACATCATCGGCAGAATCGACAAAAGCCGTAAAATTATGGTTCTGGTGAACTACGAATCAAGATCCAATCTGGTGACTCAAGCACAGTTAATGAAAGTCCAATTCCCGAACATCAATACCTTGAGAATGTTCCTGAATGACTTTGAGCCAACGGAAAAACATGTTATCCATTACTCGAAATACAGTAAAGAAATGCCATCAGGTGCAGATGGATATTTCCTATTTTCAGAACATGACCAGCAATGGAATATTTTTGATCCGAATGTCTTAAGTCGGTTTGTTTGTATATACCAAGAATCACCAGAGTTAGATAATTACCAAGATTACATCTGTTCTTGTGAAGTCAAAAACTCACCCACACTTAAAGCAAAACATAAAAAACAAGCATTTATGGAGAAGATGATCTTCACTTCATTGGGTTTTGAGCGTTATTGCCATCATTGCAACGGTTATGAACCACTGGATCGTTTTTATTATCATTCTGATACCAAAACCTATGAATCAGTTTGCAAGCCTTGTTATGTTCCTCATTACAAACCTTACAAGATGAAAAAACTTATGACCAGTACGGTTGAAGAATATATTTAATCATTAACTAGAACTCAAAAAGATGGCAACTATTAATTATTGCCATCTTTTATTTATTTTCTTTAACATATAAATTATAAACCCTAGAGGTGGTCCCACATGTTTGAACAACTAAAAGCTTATTTATAAGTGATACTCTGCTCTAGTTAAGCTACCTTATTTTGTTGTGGTA